TAGGATACCATGTATTTAATACCAAAAACAATCACTATGGAGGTGTTGTTAATAAAAACAATTTAAGTGATGCAAGGTTATTGTCTTATATTAAAAAAATAATTCTTGCAACAGATGAAGATTTGATTGCTGATGGAGTAAAGCAGATTTCAGAAGATACACTATTAAAAATAGTAGAACACATAAATTCTGGAAAAAATATTGAATCTTTTGATGAATTGTTTAACAAATTTAAAAAGAAATAAAATGAGCAATAAAGCAACGACTGAAGAAGTTTTAAAACTATTACACGACCAATTTGATTGGAATTTAACCAATTCACTTACTACAACAGGTGAAAAACTTGTTGCAGATACTATTGAAGCGATAAGTATTGTTCAAGAAGAACAAGACAAGCATAAGTTTAGTGAGGAAGAAGTTATAGTGATGATTAATGAATTTGACAAATTTTTATTAGATAATAGAGGTATGCAAGGATTAATTAGGGAAGAAAAAATTAAACAATTTTTTAAACAATTTAAAAACAAATAAGATATGAAAAGACTACTATTAGGAAGTGATGCTATAATTGGATAAAAGAAAAATAAATAAGATATGGAAAGATGTGAAGAAATAGTTATATTAATTGAGTATTTAAAAAATGACGTTAAACGTACAATTAGTCAATATCCAAGTTTAGCATCTGATATAATTATAAAAAATGGCAAGCTTATCGAAGCTTATAAAGCTGAATTAGAAAAACTTAAAAAATAAATAAGATATGAAACAAAACAGACTTTAAATTAAACAATTAACCCAACTATTGTATAGCCGTTGTTAGCAGTAGTTATAATACTAAACGTGATGGATTACAAAGGATTATCAATTATTATTAGAGATAAAAAAGAGTTTGATAAAGTAAAAGATTTTTTAGGTGCTGAAAATTTATATTTAGATTTTGTACCACAAATGGCAACAACGGAAACAGCAGTAGTAGTTTACGCAGACTATGAAAGTTTTTTTTCAACTGGTAGTACTGGAAGTTCCGAATATCAAAAAGCAGAAGGATTAAGGCTTGTTGAATTTAGCGAGTTCTTCAAATAATTACTGCCAACGTGATGCAGCTATATTTAGTTGCGGACTTTAAAAACGAAAACTTTAAATTTAGAACAAATGAAAATAGAAGAACAAAAGTTGAATGAACCACAAAAACCGCAATTGAATATAGGTGCTGTTATAAGCTGGGTGGCGGCTTCGGAGAAATTGCCATCAGTAGAACAAAACGGTAACAAAGTTTTGATTTATAGAATAATGAATGATAGCCAAGAAAGTTTGGCAATTTCTATACACGAAACTTCAATGGTAAAGTATTGTAATGTAGATGAAACTTGGTGGATGGAACTTCCAAAGCCACCTTGCTTATAACGTTATGCATATTAACTATGTGGCGTATTTGAACACAAACGACAACAAATAAACAACAAACAAAAAGTGAGCCGACACATTTCGGATTAACCAAAGCCAAGCCATAGCGGTAATATGCTGTTATGTGAGGTTTTTAAATTAAAACAAAATGGGAATAGAAGAAAGAATTAAAAAAGTAAAAGAAATTTTAAAGGCTAATGATATACAAATGTCAGTAGGTGGTTGTGGTTGTTGTGGTTCTCCTTCTGTTTCTTTTTCATATAAAGGAGAAGTTATAGTAGAAGAAGAAGATGATTTTAATTTTGATACTTCTGACGAGTAAATCTCACATAACTTCCGAGTGCTTGTGTTCAGTAGCGTTCTGACACACACTATCGTTTCGGTTTAAGACTGAACATAAAAGAAAACGCAAAACATTAAATTAATAACTGCCGTAGCTATTGACACAAACATGTGTTAGCATTAGTGCGGTTCTTAAAACTGAAATACTATGAATTGCAGATGGATTGAAATAGATAAATTCGATTTTGAAAAAGAAACTGATTTTGATTGTTATATTTTTATGGACAACAAAGTTAAAAAAGCAAAGTTTTTAAAAAATACTTTTTCTTTTAATTACGGTTTTTGTGGCAGAAAAGTGCCAACCCACGTTATGAAAATTCCAATTCCAAAAGAGCCTAAAATATCTTTTGAAAACAAATTGTAGCATTGATGCTAACGTTTGGTGGCTTGGCGAAGTACCGCCTTGCACAAATGTTGAATTATAGTACAAAGGCTTGTGGCGGTATTTTGCCAAACCACTGTTATAAGCCGTTTTTATTCGTGTTTGGCGTAACAATATAATTAAAAAACAATGAGCAATTTATTAAAAGAAACTCTTGAATTATTAGAGAGTAATAACAAAAAAGAAACTGATGTAAAATGGGTAGGAACTTCAACTCATAAAACAACTTGGGAAGATTTCAAAAAAACTGCTGATGTTGATTATGAAAGTGGATTTGGTTCATCTAAAGTTGCACAAGATTTATTAGTGGTTGGCGAAAATTGGTGGCTTGAAAGAGGCGAGTATGATGGTTCGGAATGGTGGGATTATAAAGAAATGCCAAAAGAACCAACTGAAACAATTGAATTAAAAGCATTGACTGTAAACCAAGCCGATGATTTAGGTTATGATGTTTCTTGTGGTTGGGAAAATTTACTTTCTATTAACGGTGTGTCGTCCTAAAATGGCTTATAACGTTTTGCGTGTATAAGAAGTGGCGGATTAGAACTCCAAAACTTTCAGCAAACGCAGAACTTAATTTGAAAAACAGAACTTTAAATTAACCGAGAACCCGCCATTTTTTATACACGCTGTTAGTGGCTGGGCTTTTCACAAACTTAAAAATATGAGCAAGTTACCTTCGTTTAAATACAAAAAAATGATTTTTAACAATGTAAAAGACAACTTATTTCAAACAGATAGGTTTGGAGATAAATTAATTTACAAATTTGAAAATGGAAAATATCATTTAGTTAAAGATGAAAGATTATCTTCTGTAATACCTTTGTCAGAATGCACAAATAATCCACAGAGCTATGCAAATGATGATAATTGGTGGAAGTAGGTTTCTTTTAGCCTTGCCACTAACGGTTGGGTATTTGCGAAGTTGCCCTTGCAGATACTTCAAATTAAGCACAAATGTTGGTGGGCAATTTTGCAAATACCTTGTTATGTGTAGTTGCGGTTTAATAGCAGAAAGTTCAATTTGAAACGGAATACTTTTTCTTTTCTTTTTTGAGCGATGGCAAAAATAAATTTGAAAAATTTAAAAATATGATTGATATAAACAAGAATTACAATGAAAGCAATTTAGAAACAATGGCAAAGATGCCTGATTGCTTTGTGGATTTAACGGTAACAAGCCCACCTTATGATGGACTAAGAACTTACAATGGATATTCTTTCCCTTTTGAAGATATTGCAAAGGAGTTGTTTAGAATTACCAAAGATGGTGGGGTATTAGTTTGGGTTATTTCGGATGCAACTGTTCAAGGAAACGAAAGCGGAACATCATTTAAACAAGCACTATATTTCAAAGAAATTGGATTCAACTTACACGACACAATGATTTGGATAAAAGATGGTGGAGGTGCAGTAGGGAGTAATAAATGCTATACACAAAACTTTGAGTATATGTTCGTGTTTTCAAAAGGAAAAATAAATACTACAAATCTAATTTATGACAAACCAAATGCTTCTTTTGGCAAAGATAAAAGCGGAGTAGGAAGAAGATTAGTAACTGGCGAACATAAAATAGAGAGTAGAAAACCAAGTGCGGAATTTAGCAGAAGAAACAACTATTGGTATATAGCCCCACAAAAAGGCGAACACCCTGCTGTATTTCCAGAAGCACTTGCAAATGACCACATTTTAAGTTGGAGCAATGAAGGTGATTTGGTTTATGATTGTTTTATGGGAAGCGGAACAGTTGCAAAAATGAGTATTTTAAACAACCGTAATTGGATTGGAAGTGAAATATCAAATGAATACTGTAATTTGATTGAAGAACGAATTAAAAAAGCGTTGGAAGAAAAAAGAAAAGAAAAAGATTTACAAGCGCAATCTTTATTTGGAACGGAATGGTAGCAATTACACATAACGTCCAAGTGCTTGGCGAAGAAGCGGATAAACAAGCATAAAACTTCGATTAAGCACCCAAACACACAAAGAAAAAACAAAGTATAAATTAATAACCGAACCCGCTTTTTTGCCAAACCCGTGTTATGGTTAGTGCGGTTCATAAAAACAAACGAAATGAGCGAAGAATTTATTAAAGAAGCGAAAAACTTTAAAAGACAAATGAAATGGTGTTCGATTATGTGTTGGTTTGCAACCGCATTATTAACATACAAAGCACCCGATAAAATAGATGGTTGGGGAATTATAATATTTGGAGCAATAGTTTTTACAATTATTTATTTCAATATGAGTAAAAATATAAGTTCTTATGAAAACCAATCAAAGCATTAACCATAACGGTTCGGGTATTGCCGAAGGCAGGGATTTGAAAGACAAAAGTTTCAGCCTTGCACAAATGCCCAATAGAAGTACAAATGATTAATTAACCGATAATGCCCTGCTTTTGGCAATACCTTGTTAGGTGCAGTGCTTATCACAAATTTAAAAATATGATTTATAAGTGTAAAAAATGTGGGTCTGAAAGTAACGATATGAAATTCGGTGAATGGTGTGATGAATGTGTGGATTTATCAAGGGAAAAAATAATGCCTGAAAAAAGAGAATACACTCACGATTTGATATTTGAAAAATATTTGGATAATAAATGTCCGATTTGTGATGGTGAAGTAAAATCGGATTCAGAATATTCACACACAGAAAATGGTGGCAAATGTATGGCAAAGTTTTTTCAATGTTCAAGTTGTGGTAGTCAATACACCGTTGGATATAATAGAAGTAGTCAACCTATAAGTTCAGAAGTAACTATCAATGCGGTGTATCCATAGCATTGCACCTAACGGTTCTCGGCTTGGCGAAGTTGCCGAACACAAAACTTCATTAGTAGTACAAAATTTAAAATTTAAATAAAATGTCAAACGAAGAACAAAACGGCAATTTTGCCAAGCCGATGTTATCGGCAGTTTTAATCAAAGGAATTTCTCTTGGATTATTTGGTGTCGGTATTATCGCAGGTTTTTTGCAAATAGTTAAAGGATATGACCAACATTTAAAAGATGATGATTGGAGTATAGCATACATTTCAATAACTTGGTTTGCTTACATATTTGCAAAAACATACATTGAATGGAAGTCGGTCAAAAATTGCCGATAACGTATCGGTGCTTGTAGATGCCAGCCTACACGCATTTAATTTTCGGCTGGTATTTACAAACACCTGTTATAAGAAGTAGTGGGTATAAACACAAATAGTAATTATGAATGCAAAAGAAAAAGCTAAGCAAATTGTAAATAAAATAAAGGATGATTTATTTAACAAAAGAAATATAAAAATAACTGATGAGGATGCAGTATTATGTGCATTAATAGCAGTTGATGAGATTATAAAATCAATTAATCCTTTTGGTATGTTTTTAGGAAAAGATTATTGGGAAGAAGTTAGAGATTATCTTGAAAACTACTAAACGTAGCTATTTCTTATAACGGTTGGCAATATATGTAGTTGTCATACGCAAAATTTAAAAATTAATATAAACCTTAATAGGCAATTACATATATTGCTTGTTAGCAACAGTAACATTATGAAAGACTTTAAATTAGAAGACTGTATTAAAAAATTAGAAACACTTGAAAAAAGTGATAGAGTTAATATGTTGTGGCAATGGACAAAACAAGGTAATA